ATCTGTGCAGCCGCACACTCCCAGCCTGCAGCCCTGGCTTTATCAACATGCTTCTTGGTATAGCTGCGCCCGGCATTGTCGCCGTCCAGCGCCCAAACAAGACGGCAATCCATGTTCCCACGCGAGGTGGCCAGGTTGCGCAATGCCTCCTCTGGGTAGTTATTGCAACTACCCAGGGCCACTGCAGGGATTTCATGGTGCATCAGCGCCAGCGCGTCAAAAACGCCTTCTACCAGCCATATCTCCGGTTTATCCTGAATCACAACCGGGTCAGGCTTCCACCACAGGCCGTAATACTTGGAGCCATACTTAAAGTGCGCCTTCTTTTTGCCGAAGCGGTAAGGCTGATCAATGATCCTTTCCCAATAACCATTCCCAAAAGGAAAGCGCACCGTCGCGCTGCCTATCTTCAGCTCCTGGTCAAAGTAATACTCCTGCGTATACATGCCCTGAACCTTCGCCAGCACAAAGCCACGGCCATGCTGCATATACGCATCTGCCGCCGCGTTCGGGTTTGGCTTTTCTGGTGTGGGCTTGTAACGTTCAGACCAGTTATCAAACAGATCCGGGTACAGGTCTTTGACGTGTCTGGTTTCACCGCAATTGTTCAGGCGGCCGCAACGAATCACCCAAGGGTGTTCTGCATTGATATACAGCTCTTTCTTCTGGCAGGCCGGGCAAATGCCCCCGCGCAGCATGCCGTTTTGTTCAGGCTTGAACTTGAATTCAGCAAGGCGCTGCAAGATTTCGTGACGAAGCGATTCATCCATTACGCGCCCGCCTTGCTGTTCGCTGAATCCAAGTTTTGAATTACGGACTTAACCCCAAACATAAGCGCGCACAGACCGCCCCAAAGCTCTGCTTGTGCGGGATCATATCCATTAACCTTATCCATCATTTCTTGCAGCATTTCTTTCAAGGGCTGCAGCTCGCTGGGGTACATGTAGGCGGTCAAGAACACGATGGGCTGCTGTTCGCGGTCTGACAGGTTTATAGTGGTAGGTGTGGTATTCATAGTCATTCAATCAAAATCACCGCTTGCACGGCGTTTAAAGTCTGTTGTTGGCTGCTTGCCGGGCTGCGCCTGGTCTTTGGGTTTTGCAGCAGGCCTGCCAAATAAATGCGCTGGTACTCGGCCACGCCAGCAGTGCGCCACCATCGCCAGGCTGTGGCGCATTAATGGTGGCAAGTGCTCAAAAGGCACCGTGATGCGCAGGGCGGCATGTACCTTGCGCAGTTCGTCGTCTGTGGTTGCTGGAATAGGCATGATTTTTTGTGACGTCACGAAAATTTATGCTGCTCGTTAATCAACAACTGGCGGCCTTCTTCTAGCAAGCGCACGTCGCGCGAATACTCTTGCTCTGCCTCGATGTCTTCCAGACGTTCGGCAATGCCCCGCAAACGTTCGTTCTCCACAATCCCCAGGCTGATGGCGCCCAACAGCGCCACATAGACTTCATCAGGCAATTTCATGACGCTGCCCCCTTAAAAAGTTGAATTTCTGTTCCCGCTGACGGTCGCGGTATTCCTTGGCGCGCTGCGCTGCAGTCTTGGCATTTACCTTGCGAGGGCGGCCCCGGCCAGGCTTGTTAAAAATGTCGCGGGTAAAATCATCACCAGGCTGTTTCATGCTCACCACTCCCCAGCCATGCCGCCTAAGTCGTGAATCATTTCGCCGATTAGCGCCTGGCTATACAGGCGGCAAATCTGCGGGCCATTGTTCAAGGCCTTCAGCTCCTTGCGTATAGCCCTGGCAAGGACAAAACGGGATGCAAATGTCAAACGCATGTAGGCCTCCAAAAGTTTTAGGTAAAAAAAGTCCCTCACGCCTGAAAACAGGCATGTTGGCTACTGCAATAGTGGTTAAATTGGTTCTGCTAGATTAGCGTCACCCGACGGATAAATTCAGCGATAGCTGATTCAAGGCCGACTGTCGGGCATGCCTTGAAATAGGTATCCTGACCTTATAGTCAGGCGTGGCAGACAAAGACAAGGTGCGCAACACCTCAAGACCAGCCACAAACACATGGCCGCAATCCACGTTATTGCAGCGGTACGTGATTTCTTTAAACATGGGTGACATGGTGCGGCTTTTAATGGCGCGCACACCTTGCGTGCAATGAGGGCATGGCAAACCGATTACTCTCATTCCGGTGTCCTTTCAAAATCTTCAAGTGAAACTAAATTCATGGCGCGGCCGCTGCCTGTCATTCTCTGCATACCCATGCGCAAAAACCGCTTGGCCAAAAATTCAGCCGTTTCATCAAGGTCACGCAGCCCCCATTGAACACGCACTTTTTCAAGTATTTCTAATTCAGCGTCCGTGAAATCGGTATCGAGTGAAGGCATCTTCTTGTTTCGTCTACTTCAAAATGGCCTGATGGTGTCTGTCAAAGTGATTACTTTGCAGATAAGATTTCTGGGACTTGTTCACCCAGCAAAGCGATGGCTTCGCGCAAGACCAGATCACGCATAAATGCCGCAGGTTGGTCGCCCTGATAAGCGGCCATGGCCTTGATTAACTCAAATTCATAATCATCAAAGCGGATCATCATTTTATTGGCCTTGATGCGTTTTTTGTCTGCATACATGGTCGTATCCTGTCTGGGCTGGTTACTTGGACGTGAGCTTGCGTTCGTAGGCCTTCAAACCAAGAAGGTAGGTAACGCGAAGGAAAGAAGAAAGGGAACGTTGCTCGGCAATGGCATAGGCATTTGCCTGCGCCATTTCTTCGGGCGACAAGCTGATCGGGGTACGAGCAGCCTTGCTAATTCTGGGGGCGCGACGGAATGATGTTTGTGTGTCAATGGACATAATGTATCATTGTGTTACGTTAGGAGTAACGTGATATTAGTGTGAAAAAACGCACATGTCAATAATATTTAGTGATTTTATGAGCACATTTGGGGTAAGACTAAAAGAAGAGCGCAAGCGGATTGGTTTGAATCAAACTGATTTCGCCGCTGCGGGTGGTGTACAAAAACGTGCACAGGTTAGTTATGAGCAAGATGAACGTGCCCCGAATATGGAGTATTTGGCTCTGCTATCCAAGATCGGTGTAGATGTCGTCTATCTTCTGACTGGCGATTTAGCGGCTAATGCATTGGGTGAGCGGGAAAGGCAGCTTATAACTGGTTTTCGGGCCTTAGATGAACGTGGTCAAGCTGGAGTAATGGCCTTGATCAGCGGTATGTCTCCAATTAATGACGCACCACGAAATGTCATTCAGGGTGAAGTGCACCAGGTTATTAATGGAAACTTAACCGCAGAGTCACAGCATTTCACTTTTGGCGCAAAAAAATCAAAGAAGTAGTAGCCGACACAAGCAATGAAACAGATGTAGAAGTGAGTGTCGGGCAAGCAGTTTTAGGACAGTTGAATGAAGCCCCACGTTTTACAACTGTCCTGCATGTAAATGCACGTTCAGAATTCGAACAAACAGAGCTGCAAATTTGTGCAGAAAACCAAAGAACAGATGTCATCGTCACCGCACCCTTGGCGATACACAACACCGTTTGCAATAAAAACCTAGAAACAATCTGCGCCAAGTGCCATGCATTGGCGCAAAAACAAAGCAGGCTAAAAAAGTATGCAACAGGTTTTGTAATGTTTGCGTCACTGGCCTTCTGCGCAGTCATGGCAGCGACCGTGCTACCCGCATCTACAAAGCAACAATACGAAAGCCAAATTCAGGACAATTGCTACAACGACGGCAACAAGCACTCTGTCGGCAGTGTCGAGAAAATGGACGATGGGCAATACAAAGAATGTGTGGCCGTGCCAAACCATGCTCCTCAGTGGAGGGCATTGAATCGATACAAATTTCATTAGTTAATGCCTCACATAAAAGACTGATTCAAGTATTAGCAAGGATGCCAAAAGTAATGCACTACGTTGTTAACTTTGATAAAAAATATGAGATTGATCCATATTTAGATTGGTTAAATTCTGGCGAATGCAGGTTGCCAATTGCTCAAACTAAAGCCTGGGAAATTCCTACCTCATACAAGGTTATCTTATCGTTGCAAGAAGATAAGATTGATAATATTTCTGATTTTTTTGAATGTGGATCTTTGAATGTAGTGTCAAAGAGACTAAAAAATCTACTAGAAAGTACCGCAGTCAATATTGAGTTCGTACCTGTTAAATTGATGTGCGGGATGCAAAATTTAGAATTTTTTGCATTACATGTGATGCGTAGGATAAAAGCTATTAATGAGACTAATTCAATTTTTTCTGGGAAAAAATATGGTCTTGTCACGGGCATTGAAAAATTAGTTTTGAATTCAAGTCTCATTCAGAATGAGGATTTGTTTTTTTTAGATGATGCGTACCGCGTCGTTTTAATTGCTAGTGAGTCTGTAAAAGAAAAGCTTCTAGCTATGGCAATAACGGGTGTGCAGCTAGGCGAAATTGATCAATATTCTGACCAATCTCGTATTTAATTCATTGCGTGCGGGGTTCGCTCTACCGCAAGAGATCTGATACTCAGGAGCGGAGTCAGGTCTGACATTCATACATTTCCAACCCGACGGGCGATTACTCGCCGCTAATTGCCCCTACGTGCTAAGGTTTTTCATCCAAATCCAGGAAAGTGAACTATGAAGATATTGCCGCGATATATAGAGGACGAAGGGGGCAAGTGCACCAGCTCTATCAGCTTAGTAGATAACCTTGATGTGTTGAGTGTAGAAGATGCGCATGCTATTGCCAATTATATGGAGTCGTGCACAGTAATCGATGAGTGGCTGAGCAATATTAGAGATCCGATCACGAAGCAATTTTCTATTCCATCGAAAACATGGTCTGACGGTGTGTATGTTTGGGATTCGTCACATATCCATTACGTGAAGAACTACCGGGTACGTTTGCCAGGCCAGTTTGTGGATCACGTCAAATATCGCGTAGCATTAGGATTTGATTTCAAAACCCTTATGAAAGACGCTCTACGAGCGGAGTTCGAGCTGATTTTGGACAAGTTGCTTAATGGTGACGAGTCTTTCTACGTGACCTACGATGTTAAAAGATTCAATTAAAGTTAATGTGGTAGAGGAATTATTTTGGAAATCGAGCGGGCTTGGGGTCAGGTCTGAGCGGGCTTGGGGTCAGGTCTCACATTCATACATTTCCGACACTGGATAAAGTAATAAATGCCCTGAATAAATGGGTTGAAATAGCGAAAGGCATAAAACGATGAAAACGAGTGATTTTGAAATCTCAATCTCGGAAAAAACGGGGCAAGGGGTCAGGTCTGACATTCATACATTTCCCACCCGGCGGGCGATTACGCGCTGCTAATCGCCCCTACGGGCTGATCGACGCGGGATCAGGATTGAATATATCCAGCCTGGGCAGCCGCAGCAAAATGCCTATGTGGAACGCTACAACCGGACAGTGCGTTATGACTGGCTAGCCCACCATCTGTTTGATACTGTAGATGAAGTTCAGGGCCATGGGTCAGGTCTGACATTCATACATTTTTAAATTCAATGCCAGAAATATGAATTCATTACAAATTGCGGAACTAGTAAATTTAATCGTGCAAGAGATTGCATACACTGCACCAAAAGGATGGCGAAAAATTGTCCATTACTATGAGCTACTTAGCTGCGACGATGGGACTAAACGTAATAAGTCAACGGCAAGATGCTGGTGTTCGCCCGAAATGACCAAATACGACGGGCATGAAGTGGGTGGTTCTTGCGAGACTATCGACGCCTTAGAGGAGTTGCATGAAGTTTCAATTAAAAATGGTGATGAGTGGACCGGCTTTCTATTGGTAATAGATGAAGAGGGAAAATTCAGTTCGCAGTTTTTCTACAACAGCACTCCGCTGCTCGACGGTAATTATTCAGAACTACATAAAATTTTGGATAGCGCTTCTTGACTTACAGATGCTGGAGGGGCGGAACGGCTAGGGGTCAGGAGGGGCGGAACGGGACTAGGGGTCAGGTCTGACATTCTATATTTCCAACTTGGCGCAGGGTCAGGGGTCAGGTCTAACATTCCTACATTTTCAAACCGGCGGGCGATTACGCGACGCTAATCGCCCCTACGGACTAACTTCAAATTGACCGCAATGCTATACGGAATGGTCATTTGGAGGACTTGCTGGCAATAATTGATCGGTGGTTTCGAAGCACCTACCTGCAGGCCAACGAATATCTAGCTCCCCATCGCCGAGTAGAAATGGTGGCTCAACAATTTCGCCAATGCCTATCCCCCGCCCCCAAGAGTCAAAGTCGTTTGCAACCCATGATTCAGGGTTTTTCTGAACGTAAGTGCCAATTTGAAAGTCTCTTTCGTTAGGGGGCATAGTAGTAACATATAACGCTAAATTGAACGGCGGTGCTGGGTCAGGTCTGACATTCATCCATCTTAAACCCTGCGGGCGATGACGCGGCACTTATCGTCCCAACGCGGGTTCAGTCTTCAATATGCCGGACAGTAATACCGTTTTGCAGAGCAAATTTGTACACTTGCTTTGCCAAATGATCGTCTTCAATTATTAGTGCCATATTTGTTATCTCGTTGGTAGGCAGAAAGCGAGGAGTATCATCAATTTTCTCCACTACGTTCAAGCCCTCTTTTCGACAAGCAGCCGCTATACTGCTCGCTTGTTTAGACTCAAAACTCATATTAATTCTCTTCATTTTGATTTTTGAGCATTTTCAAGAAGCAAAGAAAGATCAATATGCAGAGCAAGTAATAACTCCACGAGTAGTAACCCCACTCTGTGCTAGCGTGCACCCCAACAATGTTGTACCAAGCATCTTTACCCATTAATATACCGAACAATGTTAATGGAATGAAGAGCCCTATGGCAGCAACAAGGAGCCAGTAATAAAGCTTCCCATAGGCTGCCAGAGTGCCGTAAATGATTAAGGCCACAACCATTACCGGAATACCGAACGCAATGGACAAAGCGCCTGACATATTACTGGCTTGAGCACACTGAGCTATGCCAAAGGCTGTTGCGGCAATAGAAAACCGGACACTTTTATTCATGAATTGAACCATTAATTAATTGACCTGCCTCAGCTTATAAGAAAGTAAGATTTCTCAAGAAAATAAAGGGCAGGGTCAGGTCTTACATTCATACATTTCCAACCCGGCGGGCGATTACGCGCTGCTAATCGCCCCTACGCGGGCTTGGTGATATCGCCCCAATCCGGACAATCAAAGTATTATTGGGAGCTCGTTCTAGCCCCCAAAGTTACCATGCGAAGTGTACCCTCCTTAAATTGGTAGTGCGCAGTGTGCGTCCCATAATCAAGTTTAATCCACCACTTATACATATCGGAACCCGGTGTGCCTTGACTCTGTTTGAAGGGAATGCCTTTCGAACGACATTCACGCTCAGCGTCATCAAAGGTGTCGAAAACCGGTACATCGATATTGTTTCGGGAAATTGGAGTAAATCCTTCGCGAGCCACCATATAAAGAAAAATAGTATCAAGCATTTGATTTTTGTCGAATCGGAACTGAAAGCCTGCATCAGTCGAGGCCGCCCAATAGACGTCATCCATACCTTCATGCGTTCTATCGAAATCATAGATTACGCTGATATCGTAAGATTCGAGCACGTCGATGACATCGTCATCTTTCATATGCTTATCAAGAAGCTCTGAGAATTTCATTTATTGACTTTTCTGTTGAAAAATTGCGGAGGAACGGGGTCACGCAAAGGACGGGGTCAGGTCTGACATTCATCCATTTCCAACCCGGCGGGCGATTACGCGCTGCTAATCGAAAATAACACCGAAAACTTCCGCCTTAGTTTTAAAATCATCTCTTTCCGCTTCCGAAGCAAACTGCAAAGCTACCGATTCTCCAGTTAATAATCGATCAACTTCAAATTTAGCTTTAATGAGTGAACCTGTTGAATACTGTTTCACAGCCTGAACTAATGAAACCGTTTGCAGTCCCATTTTCCATGACTTCATTGCTAGTGTTATCATAATCCTGTTGAAATAACTATAAGGGCGAGGGGGCAGGTCAGACATTCATACATTTCAAACCCGGCGGGCGATTACGCGAAAGTTAATTTTCCCGCGACTGAAAAATTAATAAGTCATCTTCTGGGATAAAAAAAACGTAGATATCATTGCCGCTTTTGAGTACTAGGTCAACACTGCGAGACAGTCTGAAAAGTTTAATTGCCAAATCATAAAATTGGTTCGCATCTAAGTGAAACCAATCGGGAAAGTCGCCATTTGGAAGTGTGAAAGAAACAGAGATTTTTTCAAACTTAGAGAATTGTATAAATTTTTCCACGAGTTCAAAGGAGTGCTTTAGCAAGACGTCATTGTAAGCCTTGGATATAAAAATTCGATTTTTTGACGACGGTACATTTACAGATAGTTTTCCAATGTCTTTATTCTCCACCCAAGTGAAGCTTTCTTTAGCAACGCCAAAAAAGTCCGCAAGAAAAATGTCATTTTCTGCCCGCTGAATTCTGGCTTTTAATTCGGCCAATTTTTTTTCAAGTAAAGTCGGTTCTTTCATTTTTCCTCATGTGGGTTGATTCCGAACAGCGCCTCAATCCGATTCACTAGGTAATAACCATTTCGGTCCTATTTCAATGTAGTCACCAGCGCGTTCTATTTGCCACCATCTATCAAAAAAATCTCGCAAATCTTTTTTCTCTACGAAGGCATCTATAGTATTGCCGACGCCGATACCGATGGCATTTCTAAATTCGGCGGTCCATAACCATTTGAATTTTGACTCGTACATTAAGTATTCTTCCTTGCAAGCCTTAATAATGCCAGGTTGATAGCCCTCAAAATACGGCTCAAACGGATGTTCTTCAGTCATCACTATAAAGGGACGGGACAAATTCACCAGGTCCTCTGGGTGAAGAATATTCTTCATGACAGAAATTAACTCATCTTTTGGGCGAATGACATACATTAGTCTCATCCTCATATCTTGATCGGTTGACATATTTATTGTTCACACTGGGGGAGGTATTAAATTTGGAAGCCTTGCCATTTAGTTAGCTTATCATTTTTGCTCTGACTCTTCTACAGCCCCCGCGTCCTTTTCCTCCTGCCCCTTCCTCGTCTCCAGCTCCAATTGCGTAGTGAACCCCTGCGCGGTGACACTGTGTGTGGTTTTTACGATGATCCAGTCCGTGTCCCCGATAGGTGCTTTTAAGCTGGGGATGCGTACGCCCATCATGGGCGTAATGTCTGGCCTGCCCAGGGCCAGGGTAAATTGCAGAGTCGCTTTGCCACGCTTTACCCGGTTCATCTCTGCCTTTGCTGCTTGCTCTGCCGCCTCTTGATTGGGGTAGGTGTGGCGCAGGCGTTTTGGGTTGTCGTCTTCGCCTATCAGTTCGCTTTTTTCCTTAGCGTCGTTGGGGTCATGCCATTGGGCGCGGACGCCGCTGTAGGCGTCGCGACTGGCGGTGTGGTAGCGATGTTTGTCGCCGTCGCGGCGTTCCAGGGTGATGGTGGGCAGGCTTTCGCCTTTGCTGTTGCTGCCTTCATCAATGGGCAAGAACAGCAGGGCGTCTTTTTTGACGGTGGCTACCGCATCAAAGCGTTTGCCCAGCCGGTTTAAAAAATTAATGTCTGACTCATTGGTCTGGTCTATGTGGTCAATGATTTTACTTTGCAGGCTTTGGCTGACCTTGGGTGTTAAACCATTGTCCTTGGCAATCTGGCCGACGATATCGGCCACAGTCTTTTTGTCAAAGCTGCGGTCTTTGCGGGTGCGTACTGGCTTTGCCATCTCTGCACTGCGGGCGCGCAGGACCAGCATATCTGGCGCGCCTTCGTGTTCGACTTCATCCACCACGAAGCTGCCTTTGTCCACCATGCCGGAATGTTCCCAGCCTAGCTGCAAGGTGATCTTGACGCCTTTGCGCGGTATCGCCACGCGGCCGTCGCTGTCGTCTATGGTGATGTTGAGTTCGTCAACGGCGTTTTCTCTGGCCTCGGTCAGTGTCAGGCTGACCAGGCGCGGGTAGATTTTGCTGGTAATGTCCTGGTCGTCCAGGGTAATGGCAAAGGCGGGTTTGTTGTGGCTCATTCTAAATCTACCTCTTCCCATTCAATGACATCATTGCCCAGATCCGGGCCGCCTGTGTGCGGGTCTACCTGGTCGCCTAAATCTACCCGTTTCAAACTGAGAGAAAAATCTATCCTCTGCGGCATGCCATCATCCAGAAAGGTGTTTTTGCCCTTGGTCAAATTCGTGATCAGAAATTGCCCGTATATGCGGCCGGTGCCTTCCACCAGCACATAGGCGTCGCCAGCATCGCCCATTTCTTCCAGATCATCCAAAGACGCCGGGTCACCGGCAAAGGCGGGGGCCATCCAGCCGGACAAGGTGATGGTGTTGTCACCTGGGCCTAAAAACTGGTGCGCGTCACGCTCACCCACGCGGCTGGTGTTCGGGTGCTTCCATTCGATTTGTTGCTGGAATTCCTGATACGCAGCCGTGGACAGGCTGAATACAAACTGGCCTAAACTCATCATCATCTTGTGTCGTCCTTCCTACGATTCATCATAGTCATGCATGGCAGACCGGCGCTGCTGGCTCTGCTGTCGTTCACGTCTGTCCAGCTCGGCGGCCACGGCTTTGGCAATGGCTTGCGGGTCCATGCCTGCTGGCGGGTTAATCACAATCTGGATATTGCTTGCGGCTGGTGCTGGGCTACCGCCTGCGCTGGCCGCGCTGCTGCCTTGCGCTTGCACTGGCGGGCGGCGATCAAACTTGATAGGCTCGGCCAGGCGTGGCGGTTCTTGCCTTTGTGCTGCAAACTGCACCAGGGCGGCCGCCTGTGGGTTAAATAATGGCGGTGGCACCTGCGCGAATGCCGGGTTAATTGCCGCGCTAAATGCCAGGCCGGTGCCGATGGCCGTCATTTGCTTGGTTACTCCTTGCAGCTTGTCCAATGGCAGCGCCTGGGCTTTCTCAATGCCGATAGACAAGCCTTGCATGGTGAATTGCCCCAGCTCTGCAAAGACCACGCTCGGCGAATGAATGCCCAGTTTCTCTTTAAACCATGAAACAACGTTATCCGCCATATTGCTGATGGTATCGCGCACGGTGCCAGCCGCGCTGGTGATGCCGTTCACCAGGCCTTGCATCATGTTGCTGCCAAACTCGCTAAATTTAGCGGGTAGCTCCATGGTGAAATAACCATACACAGACGCCATCATGCTGCGGAATTTTTCTACCGGGTGCCAGCCTTCTATAAACGCACTCAGGGCCGCGATGCCGCTGTTAAAGCTGGTTTTGATGGATGCCCATAGCCCGCTAAAGAAGGCACTGACTTGCGCCCAATTGCGATAGATCAGGTATGCCGCTGCAGCAATGGCGGTAATTGCCAGGCCAATAGGGTTCATCAG